ACGGGACCGTTGGGTCCCGAGCGTATGGATTCTCTGGTGGCCATGCTGACGGCTACCGTCGCGAACACTGCCCGTGGCAAGGGTACTAGGGCCGCAACTCCCAAGGACTTTATGCCTAAGTGGGACCGTGGCGCGCGGCAGGACTGGCGGGAAATGCTTTCCGCTGTCAAGGCGTACAACCGTCAGATTGGAGGCACGGAGAAATGACCCTCGACGACCTGTTGGTTTCAATTGGGGTCGACACATCGGAGATGGAAAGCGGCACTGAAGAGGGTGTCCAGCGGGCGAATAGCAAGCTTGGTGACCTCGGTAAGGGTGCCGCTGGGCTTGCTGCCGGCCTCGGCGTGGGCAAGCTTTTCTCTGAGGGGCTAGACGCTGGCGTTCAGCTTGCGCAGGTGAACACCAATCTACAAAGCCAGTTTGGCTTGACCGAGGCTGAGGCAGCAAAGGCCGGTAAGGCTGCGGGCGAGGTTTACTCGGGTGGGTTCGGTGAGTCCATCGACGAAGTGGGCGATGCCGTCGGCGCTGTTACGCAGGCACTCGGCGGCATGGGCAAGATGTCCCAGGAGCAAGCCGCGCAGATGACCGAAGACGCAATGACCCTGGCGCAAACGCTGGGTGTCGACGTGGCCGATGCTGCCACTACGGCTGGCCAGATGATTCACAACGGGCTTGCCAAGGACGGCACGGAGGCTTTCGACCTGTTGACACAGGCTGCAAAGGTGCTGCCGGAGTCAATGCGGGGCGATCTACCGGACGTGCTGAACGAGTACGGGCAGCAGTTCAAGCGGCTCGGTATCAACGGCAAAGACGCGCTCGGCATGATGTCTCAATACGTCAAGGCCGGTGGTAAGGACATTGACCAGGCTGCGGACATCATCCATGAGTTCGGCCGAATCACTACCGAGAACACGGACCAAGCCAAGAAAGCGTTTAAGGCGCTCGGGCTCGATTCCGGCGACATGTTCAAGAAGCTTAAGGCCGGTGGCAAGGACGCCGAGGGCGCCATGGGTGCCGCCATTCAGGCCATTAAGGGCGTGAAGGATCCTGCAAAGCAGGCACAGCTAGCCGTCCAGCTCTTCGGTGACATGGCTGGTGAGCAGACGGACGCGCTGTTTGCAATGGAACCTGCGGGTGCTGCTGCTGCGTCCGGCATGGATAAGGCTGCGGGTGCTGCGGCGAACGCTTCGGGCAGCACGCAGGCGGCACAGGCGCTTACGGTCATCTGGCGCACGATGGCCACGACGATCGGTGAGACGCTACAGCCGCTCTTGCAGTGGCTCGGTGACTTCATGACCGCTCACCCCGAGGTGGTCAAGATTGTTTCTGCTGCGTTGCTCCTGCTCGCGATTGCCTTCGGCATTGCTGCTGTAGCCGTGTGGGCCATGAACTCAGCGCTACTCGCAAACCCCATCACGTGGATTGTCGCGTTGGTTCTCGCGCTGATCGCTGTTGCCGTTCTGATGTGGAAGAACTGGGACAACGTAAAGGCCAACATCCTGGCCATTTGGGGATCGCTGAAGAGCGGTCTAGCGGCGGGCTGGAACTGGCTTGTGTCGAACGTGTTCGCCCCAATCGGTTCGTTCTTCACGTCGACCATCCCGGGCTGGGTTGCCAAGGGTGTCGGGTACGTCAAGGACAAGTGGAATGGCCTGGTGTCGTTCTTCAAGGGGATACCCGGCGCCATCAGCCGCGCGCTTCACGGTGCGTTCGATGGTCTGAAGAACGCGTTCCGCAGCGCCGTTAACTGGGTCATCAGCAAGTGGAACAACCTGTCATTCTCCCTGGGCGGCGGGTCGTTCATGGGTGTCGATATTCCCAAGGTGACAGTGAGCACGCCGAACATTCCGATGCTGGCAAGCGGTGGTATCGCCACTGGGCCAACGCTGGCGATGATCGGTGAGGGCCGCGAGAACGAAGCGGTTATGCCGCTCTCGAAGCTGAACGGCATGTTGAACTCTGCCCGGGTACAGGGCGTGAACAGTGCCAATGCGCAGGGCCGAATCGTCTTCGACGTCACTGGCGCTGATGAGGATATGAAGCGGCTAATCCGGCGCATGGTCAAGAGCGATGGGCGGGGCAGCGTTCAAACTGCCTTTGGCACACGATAAGAGAGAGGTCAGCGGTGGCTACCTTCCCACTGGATATCCGCACGGAACTACAGCTAGGCGGCACGTGGACGGACGTTAGCTCTGATGTCTATCTGCGCGACGTTAAGCAGATCACGCGCGGTGTGCCAGACCAGGGCTCTGCCGCTGACCCTGCCTCTCTGAGGCTTACTCTCGACAACCGCTCGGGGAAGTATTCGCCCCGCAACGCGATGTCGCCTCTGTTCGGGTTGCTCGGACGCAATACGCCGCTACGTCTCAGCCTGCCCAGCGATGGCGACCACTTCCTACAGATGGACGGCCGCACGACCGACACGGTTACCACGCCGCATGTCGCTGCGTTCAACTCGCAGGATATTGACGTGCGTGTGGAGTGTGACCCCAATTGGTATGGCGCCGGCACCCGCACCCTGATGGGTATTTGGGACACGTCGGTCACGCAGTCTCAGTGGATTCTGTACGTCGAGAACGGGAAGATTGTTTTCCGGCGTGATCCGGACGGCGATAGCCATTCCAGTTACTTCTATCAGGCGGACTTGCCGCAGCTCCCGGACCGTGCTGCCATCCGCGCCACATTCGACGCCGACGACGGTAACGGCAAGAGTGTGGTCACGTTCTATTGGGCTGATTCGCTCGACGCTACGTGGAACCTGATTGGCTCGGTTGCTGTTGCTGACACGTCCGGCGTCTTCTACACCAGCGCCCCTCTTCAGCTTGGTATCTACGACACGCGATTCGGACTGGCTACGCCGTACCGCTATCCGATGAACGGCCGTGTGTACCGCGCTGAGCTACGAAGCAGCATCGGCGGCACTGTGGTGGCGTCCCCCGACTTCCGGGCGGCCACCCCTGACGCGGGCACCCTGGTCGACTCCTCGGCCCGTACATGGACGCTCAAGGGCTCAGCGCAGATACGCAACCGGGAGGATCGCTTCGTTGGCGAGGTGGCTTCCTGGCCTCTGCGCTGGTCGACTGATGACGCCGACCGATACGCGCCGATCACGGCTACCGGAATTCTGCGCCGCCTCGGGCAGGGCGCCAAGGCTCTGGATTCCACGCTACGGCGCCGGATCCCGTCGGGTAGCCCGGTTGCCTACTGGCCGATGGAGGAACAGGCAGACGCCGTTCAGGCTTACTCGCCGATTGCTGGCGTGTTCCCTGCCTCCGTCTCGTCCGTCGAGTGGGCATCTTTCAACACGCTGCCATCCAGTGGGCCCCTGCCTCGCTTGACTGGGACTAGCTCACTGTCTGCCCCGGTGCCTACGGCTACGCCTGGTCAGTGGCAAGTCGAGTTTGTCTACAACGCCGACGACAATATTCCCATCAGCGAGGATGTTGAGCTAGTCAAGTTCCTCGGTACCGGTGTGGTGCGCCGCTGGCAGATCACCCTGCGAAACGGGCATGCGGGGGTCAAGGGCTATTCGTCGTCCAACACGCTGATCGTCGACCAGGGCATTGGTGTGGGCGCTGACGTGTTCCATGGGTGGACCCGCTTGCGCTTCTCCGCGACCGATGATGCGGACGGCTCGGGCTTTACCTGGAAGATCAGTTGGCAGGATGTTGGCGGTGACGCTGGTGGTTTCACTGGCACCTACCCCACGGGCACGTGTGGCAACTTGACGATGATCTCTGCGGACTGGCCAGCGCTCACCGAAGGGTGGGGGTTTGGGCATCTGTCGGTGACTCGGCAGGTGGGGTCCACGCTGTACGACGGATCTGATGATGCGTACCGGGGCGAGTCTGCCGTCGAGCGCATGCGCCGGCTGGCCACGGAAGAAGGTCTGTCGTTCACCCGTACTCCGGGGGCGCTTCCGCCTGCGGCTGTAGGTTTCCAGCGGCAGGACGCACTAGTAGACCTGTTTGAGGCAGCAGCGAATGCGGACGGCGGGCTGTTCACGGAGGACATGACCCGTATCGGGTTGCACTACCGGGACCGGTCCAGCCTCTACGCACAGACTCCGCTGTTTGAACTCAGCTACTTGCAGCCTGGTCTAGGGCCGGACCTTGAGCCGGTGGACGACGATAGCGACATAGTCAACGACGTCACGGTTACGCGTGATGGGGGAAGCTCCGCGCGCGCTGTGCTCGACGTGGGCTCGCTGAGTACTCAGCCTGCGCCGGAGGGCATAGGCAAGTATGACGCTTCGCACACGCTGAGCCTCGCAGAAGATAACCAGGCTGAGCCTACGGCGTACTGGAAGCTGCACCTCGGCACGCATGACGGCGCGCGGTATCCGCACGTGACACTGATGCTGCACAAGCCTGGTGCCGAGTGGCTTATCCCGTACGTGCTGCGCATGCGTGAGGGCGACAAGATCCGGATCACGGACTTGCCCGAGTGGGTGTCGCATGACGATGTTGAGCTACTCGTCATGGGCTGGTCTGAGTCTCTCGACCTGTACTCGTGGGAGTTGACGCTCAACTGTGTGCCTGCTGGCCCGTGGGATACGGCGGTCACGGATCATCCGCAGTTCGCCACTGTCGACACTGACGGAACTGTCCTCACCTCTGCGGCAACCTCGACGGCTACCAGCCTAACAGTGCGCACAACGGCCGGCCCTTTGTGGTCGGAGCGTCCCGCTGATCTGCCGTACTGGATCCGGTCCAGCGGTGAACTCATGCGGGTGCGAAGTGTTGGCCGTATGGCGCTGCCTGACAACCCGTTCATGGATGGCGGGATAGCCAACTGGGTAACCGACTCAACGGCCACGATCGCGTATGACACAGCGTTCCTCTACAACTACAAAGCCACGGGATCGCTCAAGATCACACCTACCGCTGGCGTGGTCACTGGTGCAGCGAAGAGCACACGCAGCGCAACGGGCACAGTGACGGGTAGTACCACGTACAAGGCTGGCATGTGGGTGTTCAGCCCTACCGGACATGCGGACATCCGGGCGACGATGAATCAGTTTGACGCTGCGGGCACGTTCCTCTCGACGGCTGGTCTGGGCTCTGCTAACCCGGTTCCGGCCAACGTATGGACGTGGGTTGAAAGCACGTTCACGACGGATGCAACTGCGTCCAGCGGTGAGTTCCGCGCTCGCTACGGCGGTACTCCTGGCGCCCTGCCGTTCTATGTGTGGGGTGCGCGGGTGTTCGCCCCGTCCGGCCAGTCTGTCAGCGACACGTTCACGACCCGCACCAGCACAAGCGGTTGGGGGGTGGCTGAGTCCGGCCAGCTATGGAGCAACACGGGCGGCTCGTCCACTGACTACACGGTGGGCTCCGGTGTGGGACGTCACGTGCACAACACGGTGAACGTCACTCGCCATACGTTCGTTCCTGCGCCGTCGCCGGACGTTGATATCTACTCGGACTGGACGTGTTCAGCGGCAGCTACCGGGGCGACTAACAACGTGTACGTGATGGCTCGCTACACGGACACCACGCACCTGTATTTCGCGCATGTCCGCCTTGAGACCAGCGGTGGTATCTCGCTGATGTTGCGTAAGCGGAACGTCGCCGAGACGCAGCTAGGTAGCACGATCACCACAGGCATAACCCATTCGCCGGGCACGCAGTACACGGTGCGGTTTCAGGTGATTGGCAACACGCTCCGCGCAAAGGTCTGGCTTAAGGCCGGCACTGAGCCAACTGCATGGCAGATCACGGCGACTGACACGGATCTGACTGTTGCGGGATCCGTGGGCTTCCGTAGCTTCCTTGGCTCGGCGAGCACGGCCACGCTGCCTGTGACGATCAGCGCTGACAATTTCACCGTGACTGACTCTCAGACATTCACTGTCGACCGCTCCCTTAACGGCGTGGTCAAGTCTCAGGTGGTGGGTACGGCGGTGAGCATCGCCAACCCGCCCATCACCTCGCTGTAAGGAGAATCCTTGAGTACCCCTGTCGACATGTGGCGCCCCGGTATGGACATTACCGGTGGTCGTCTTCAGTACATGCTTGAACGGCTGAACACGTCCAGCACGGTGAATGTGGAAACGTTCGGCGCCGTTGGTGACGGGATCACGGATGACACGCTGGCCATTCAGGCTGCCCTTGACCTGGCTAAGGCCAGCGGGGGTGGCCTGGTCCAGTTCACGCCGGGCAAGACGTACGCCGTTTCCACGTTCCTGGTTGTCTACGACTACACGACGGTATATGCCTACGGCGCCACCATTAAGGCCATCGGCAATACGGGTTTGCTGCGCAACTTCCTGGGTACCGAAGTGTTCTCGCTGTACGGCGGGCACTCGAATATTCAGGTGCTGGGCGGACGCTGGGACGGAAACGCGTTCAACGGTACGACCGGATCGGTCACGGCCGAGACGGACGTCATGAACTTCGTGCACGCGTCCAACATCACGGTGCGCGATGCCACGATTGAGAACACGTCGTCGGCGCATGCGCTGGAATTCAACGCAGTCGACGGCGGCAGGGCCCTTAACTGCCGGTTCCTCGGGTACAAGGACAATACGTCCGACTCCTCGCGGCAGTACAGCGAGGCGATACAGATTGACATCAGCGCTAGCGGCTCTTCGAGCATTGGCGCATTCGATAACACGCCAAGTAAGAACATCCTGGTTGACGGGTGCGTATTCGGTTCATCCTCACGCACTGGATACTTCGGGCGCGCGATTGGTTCTCACACGCTGGCTTCCGGGCAGTACTACTACGGAATCCAGATTGTGAACAACCGGATTGACGGCACGATTCAGGAAGGCATTCGCGGGTACGGGTGGCGGCGAGCCATCATCGCGAACAACATCCTGAACACTACGGGCAAGTCCGCCATCATGGTCACGACCCCGGATCCCGGTAGCGCCGGCTACAGCGCCAACCCACAGAACATCACCATTATCGGTAACACGATCACGCGCCCGAATGACTCCGGCATCCGAGTGCTTGGCTTTAGTGGTGCGACGTGCGACCAGGTGGCCATCACGGGTAACTCGATTCTGGGCAACTCTGCGGATAGCTCTAACGGCATTCATGTCGAGTACTGCTCGCGCCCTACGGTGAACGCCAACACGGTTTCAGCGATGAACGGGACTGGTATCTACAACAACCAGTCTGACGGCGGGTCCATCAACGGCAACACGGTCCGTAACTCTGGCTCCAACGGCATCAACGTCACGGCGAGCACAGGCACAACGGTAAGCGGAAACAACGTCGACAGCACGGACACGAACCATTGCATTTTCGTTACGTCGTCGAATGACTTCCTGATCACGGGTAACCGGACGACCAATGCGGGCACTACTGCTGCTGCGTCTGCGGACAGTGCTGGCATTCGCCTCAGCACGGGCGCCTCGGATGGCATGGTGACCAACAACCGGATCATCAAGGGGACCACAATCAAGGGCATATCCCTGATCGATGGTCTCAGCGGTAGCACCATTGCGCTGAACGATCTGACGGGTAACTCCTGGTCTGCCACCACAAGCAGCACGGCGGGCACTACTGCCGGTATGCGAATTGGTACGGCCACGGGTGTGTACACGTTCGGCGGGGGCACCACGGCGCCTGGTGACAACCTGATCAGCTAGGCACATACCGATTTCGGTAGGTGGCCGAGGTAACCCACTCGCTAGAAACCTGAGTGTGGTCTGCCTCGGCCACCGTTACATGAAGGGACCTTATGGGTACCGTTTGGATTTCCGGCGCTGAGCGTCTCGGGGATGGCGTCATTGGTGGCGACATGGATACTCCGGGCAAGCCACCGCGCGCCGTCTGGCATTCGACTGAGTCCAGCGCCGGTGACGCTGCGTTCAATGCCGTGGCCAAGGTGCTGATCGCCAACGCCGACGAGCCGCACATCTTGTACGATCCGACCACTGACAGGCTCGGCCAGTTCGGTCCGCTGAACAAGTCCGCCCGCGCTCTGCGGAATGATGGCGCGACGCGCACAAACCGCACGGGCAAGGTGTGCATCCAAATTGAGGTACTGGCTCGCGCTGGAACGCCGTTTACGGGCTACTGGAAGCCTGGCAAGAACTTCCGTGCGCTCATGGCGGCTATCCGCTCCTGGGGCGTGCCGGACGTCTTTCCGCTCCCGCTCGCTGGCGCCTATGGGGATGGTGTCCGAACACGCAGTGTCTGGCTCGACACCCCTGGGCACTACGGGCACTGCAATGTGCCTGGCAATGACCATTGGGACCCGGGCAAGATCAGCCCTGCGAAGCTCTTCGCTGCTGCGCCTGTGGCTTCGCCGGCGCCGACTGTCAGCTACGTGCCGTTCCCTGGTGCCGGTTGGTTCAAGCGTGGCCGGAAGTCTCCGATCGTGCTGGCCATGCGCAAGCGGCTGATCGCTGTGGGCTGCAACCGTTACAAGTCGTCGAGCAACCCGGACACCATTGGGCAGGGCGATATCGACTCGTACGAGGCTTGGCAGCGCAAGTGCGGCTACACAGGTGCGGCAGCCGAGTGGCCCCCTGGTAAGACCACGTGGGACAAGCTCAAGGTGCCGAAGAGCTAACCCCTATGGCGGACCAGCGAGACCCTCTAGGAGTGACCATCAGCGCGCGCGAAATCTATGACCAGATCGTTGGTCTGCGGGATGACGTGCGTTCACTGGTCCAGTCAAATGCAGCCGTGACCGAGACACTCGCTGATCATGAGACTCG